CAAGGGTCTTCTGTGCCCAAGCAAGTGTGTCATCCCACTTGCCGCCTGCCGCCTCGTTGGCGAGAGCTGACATCTCAGCTGCCTGCGCCTTGGTATCCAGCTCATGCTTGCTGACCATAGCGTCATGCTGAGACTGCCAGCCTTGCAGGTACATATCGACAGCCATTTTACCAAAGGCGCCATTGAGCTTCTCGCGAGTCTCAGCAGTCAGGCCATCTTCACTGAACAGCTCCTTGTTAACTTGGTCAATGTCGAGGCCCTTCTCCTTGAAAGCCTCAACCATTTCTGGCTTGTTCTCAATCTCTACCTGAATGCCCTTATAGGTATAGGTGCCTGAGGCTTCCTGAGCGGCTCCCTGAGAGGTTTTATCTTCCTTGGTGGGCATCTGCTGCCCTTTATCTTTATCGCCGCCCTCAGAGCCGCTCTGGCCCTCCTGCTGCTGTTGCTGTTGGCCTCCTTGCTCCTGCTGCTGACCGCCTTGCTGCTGCCCACCTGCATTGAGGGTAGGGTCAGTGCCCAGGTCCTCATCTTCTTCCTGCTGCTGACGGGCTTGGTCAAACAGATTAGAGCCTTGGGTGACTACAGTGGAGGGACTGAAAGCAGCAGAGTTACCACCGCCACCCTGACCACCTTCACCACCTGTGGCTTCTTCCTGATAACCCCAGTTATTTAAAAGTCGCATTGCTACGTTCATTGAATACCTTCTCCAATTCTCTTACCGATTGCTTGACCAGCACCAGAGGCAATGCTCTGTGCCATTTCCTGATTAACTTCCATATCCGCTTGACCTTCCTGCTCCCTCTTAACCTTCTCGGCGGGGATGAGGAAGACGGTATCAAGTTGGATAGTGTCAGCTATATAAGCCTCATAGGCGTTCCAGTCCATACGCTGCTGAACTGTCTCAGGCCAACCCTGAGGGATAGCCATCATTTCCGAATACTGCAAGAGCTTTTCAAGGCGTCTTGCTCTGCCCAGTGCCTCTAGCCCTGTGGTGATAGTGGGCTGTATGTCTGGATTAAGTAGGTCCGGGTCTATCCTGTCCAGTAGCTGCCTTGCGATAACAGGTTGCAGTTCCTCTGACTGAGAGGTGTAGATACCACCAAGACCAACCTCCAACTCATTGGCTACACGCATTACTTCATACTTGGTAGTACGCTCAGAGTCCCTGATAGCACCCTCAAGCTTCTGGAAGGCACGATAGAGGCGCTCTTTGTACTCGTTGATTACGTCATTGATTAGACGGTTGTCAGCGTACTTCTCCAGCTGGAGTACGGTTATATCATTCTCTTGCCCCTGAACGAACTCACCTATCTCAGCCTCATTGAGGGCCTTAACGTCTGTCAGTGCTCCGGGCCTAACCAGATACTTAACATCCATCATCACAGCACAACCACGAGCACGAGCGTAGCAGAGGAACTCATAGGCGTTGAAGTCGCCCCTGTGGTCCTCTACCAAGCCACGGCCATAATCCTCACCTGTCTTGCTGTTCCAGCGACCGAAGACAACAGGGAGTCTGTCAGCGTCAACCGTGTTGGTGTCTTTTACCGGAATCTCATCGACTGCCTGAGACACCAAGAAAGAGCCGTCCCTCTGGAGACAGTAGCTGGTGTATAAGTCATGCACCTGCTCTTTGCCCTTCTCCTTCTTCTTGGCCATCTGCATTGCTCCCGGCTGACGCTTCTCAACCAGCACCCGAATATCATTAGGCAAGGCGTCCTTGGTGATACCTTCCTTGATGATACCCTCTATCAGCTCACCCTCAGGGCTGCGCTTCACCACAAAGTTTTGAATGCCAAAGACCTTCACACCATCGTCAGTGAACTGCAAGCAGGCATTACCGGTAACAACCATGTATTTAAAATAATTGACCAGCTTGGCTCTCATCTTAAGCTTAGGGATGTATCTGATAGCAAGCTGACTGATAGAGGTCAGATACTTGGCTATCTTAGTCTTCTCGATACCACTGTCTGTCATTGCCTTTTCTACGTCTGGGTCAGTGTCCAGAACAAAGAAAGCCTCACCGATAGGAAAGAGAGTAGTCACCATCTTGTTAGCCAAATGGTTAACCAGCTCAGCTCCCAATCCCTGATAACCATGCGTGTTGTCTTCCTTTCCGCTCTCCATAAGATAGGGTAAGGTCATTCGACAGAATAGCTCAGCGTTAGAGAGGAACGGGCTACGGTCTCCCGCTAGTGTCTCATAACGCTGGCTCAGTTTACCTTTGTTCATGGCCTCCCCTTAGAGCTTAACGCCCTGTCCCGGTGTTTGAGTTGTAGGCCCTTGCTCACGAGGGGCCATAAGAGAAGCCCGTCCAGTCTTTCGACCTGCCCTTTCATTGCCACGCTCAGAGCCTAATGATACTTCTTCCTCATCCTCCTTGCGCTCAACGTCTTTGGACGGCATGAGTGTTTGTCCTGCGTCCGGTGTACCCGGCTTGTTCATTGCCATAGCCGCTGACGTACCAGCTGCAAGCACTGCTGCACCTGCTGTAACCTGTGCGGCTGTAAGACCACCAAGCCAAGAGCCTACTGCTGCGATTCCTGTAGCCATTCTGATTCCTCCGTTAAGGGTATATGATAGATTGAACCCATCTTCTTAAAGCGTTTGCTATAGGCTCTCTCCTGTCGTTCTACCCCTCCGAGGGTCCCAACCTGTAGGAACTTGCAGCCTATAGAGCGAGCGGCATCTGCTGCTCTCCTCAATAGGGCGACAAAACAACGGCCACTCTTACGATAGGCAGGGTGCACAAAGATATATTGCTCATTGGCATAGACCTCATCAGTGAAATGAGGCGCTGCCACGTAGAGCCAGAAGTAACCGACTATCACTCCGTCCTGCTCGACAACAATAAATAGATGCCCATCATCTATCAGGAAGCGATAGAGGTTCTTGATGCACGTATTGCTGTCATATTGCAGAGGGGAGGAGTGCCTCATAGCCTCCTCCCAGTGCAGTGACATTAGGAACTCTAGCCGTGGTATATCCAGATAGGTGGCTATACGAGTTTCTAACATCAGTCGTCACTCCTTATCTTGAAGCCCTTCACCTCAACACCGCCGCCTTTCTGCTGTTGGTGGATTACATTCAGCTCCTCTACCAAGGCACGTTGAGCAGCCTTCCAGCGCATAACGTCTGGCGTGTCACTACGGTTGAAAGACTCCGTGCAGTACCGGGCATTGAGGAACTCTATCAGTTCCTCAGAAATTTGGGGGCACTTCATAGGCATCCTCCAGCTCTTGAACGTCTATACCAAGCTGCTCTGCTCTGCGGAGCTGCTCATCACTGGGGCGAACCCCTGTGGAGAAGGAAGCTATGAGGTCTTCAACCAGCTTCACTTTCTCCATTACTTGTTTGTCATTCATACGACTTCTCGCATAAGCACCTCAATGCTGTACTCTGGGACTGCCATGCTTTTGTGCTGCACAACAGACACCTTGAAATTAACATCCTCAAAGGCACCAATGATTGAGTTAACCAATACTGCTTTTAGCTGAGGATAGTAGACACCGTGCATCATATCTAAAGGAGAGAGACACAGCATAAGCTCAACCCTGTGACAGGAGATACTCTCTCGCATATCTGTTTCTTCCATCAGAGAGGCAATGCTCTCTCTCACCACTGAGGCCAAGAGGTCTAACTCCATGACCTCTGTCTGTGTCCTGTAGACTTTTCCTGTAGGCTCTTTATCATCCATGACTCTTATCTGAATGCTAGCCATGTTGCACCTCAGAAGTCTGCTTGTTCTTTGTCGTGGCGTATCTCTTGGAACTTAGGCAGACGCAAGTCTTTGCCACCTGAGCTTTCTTCCAGAGCAGTGACCTTGAAGATTTTGCCGACCACAGAGTCTATTATAGTAGACTGCTTGTCCTTCTTCTTGCCCTTCTTATCCTTCTTGGACTTCTTGGGCTTGGCCTGTGCATCTTCCAGCATCTTGGCAAGGTCTTCATGGGTGTAGCCTTTGCCTGGTCCTGCATTGATAACGTGGCCGTCACGGAAGCGGAATTGCAGCTTGCCTACCATCCCCTCAAACTTGCCTGTGCCTTCCTCGAAGCCAACACACTCAAGGTCGTATGCAAGTCCCTTGACTATCTTCATGAAGTGATAGTTCTTGTGGCCGCACACATAGGGATGCTTTGGGCTTTTGATTACGATACCTTCCTCACCCTGCTTGATAGCCTGCTTAAAGACAGCCTTAAGCTCCTTCTCATTCTGGACAATGTATGTCTCGACAAGGTGAGAACGACCGCCAGTCTTCTTGCACTTGAGGGCCTTAGCCAGTGTGCCACGGCGCTCCTCGCAAGGAGTGTCAGTTTTACCCTCTATGAACTCCTCTATGGTGATGAAGTCAAAGAAAGCCAAGCGGCTCTCTGTCTTGAGGAACTCAACCTGCGGAGCCGTGAGGTCACGAGTACGGCTTGGGCCATGCAGAGCTTGGAACTTCTCAAGGCTCATAAGGTCACGAGGACAATACAGCTCACAGATATACAAGCCGTCTCTCTTGAACTTGAGCTTCTTCATGCTGCCCAAGATAATATCTGTGTTGGTGAATGCGTTCCCTGTGCGGGAATAGATGCCCTTGGCCTCGCCCTTCTGCACCAAAACAGCTGCAAAGTTGCCGTCATACTTAATGTCAGCAATGTAAGGGAAGTCAGTTCTGTTCTTCTCCGCTACCACTTCCTCGCGGTGACGTACTTCCTGAAAGAACTTTGAACGATGCTTGAAATCAAGACCCAGTACAGTGAATAAATTTTCTGTGATTGCCATTTGCTTTACCCTTTTTCTAATTCGTTTAAGATACTTTGAGACAGGAGGCCGGGAAGCCTCAGCCTCCTTGACCTCCCGCCGGATTTGATTTAGATAGCGAATAACTATCTCTCCGTCAGGATTTGTCCCCATATTGTGCGGCCTTTTGTGCTAACTCTACCCTGTTGGGCAGGAAGGCATACTCTGAACCATCTACCCAGAGGATTAGTTGGTCGTTATGGTAAGTCGCCTTTACCTCTCGTCCCTCCTCTGTAGTAACAAAACCATCCTTGCCCATCATCCCGGTAGGCCCATAGGACCCGGAGGCCCTTGAACCTCACTAACACCAAGAAGTTTTCTTGCCTTAGCCTGTAGCCACTTAATCATTTCTTAGCTCTCCGTTTTCTTGCCAACTCATTGGCCCGTTTACGCTGGCGCTCTCGCTGCTCAAGAAGTGTCTCAGCGTGTGGGTGTATCCACTTCTTCTTGAGGTTATTGGGGTCTCTGTAAGCTGCAAGCCTCTGGATAATCTCATCGAAACCAATCTTGCCAACATCCAGTCTGGTTATAATTCCGTTTAGTTTACCTTCAAGGCCATTGCAGTTGTTACACAGAGCGCCCCGGATATACCCAGTCTTGTGGCAGTGGTCAAGAGTCACAATCAGACGCTTGAGGTTACGGCCACAGATAGGGCACACCCAGTCTTGCTTCTTCGCCAGCTTGTCCCTCACCTTTGCTATTTTAGAGTGAGGGATTCGCTTCTGTTTAACGATTGCGGCAGGAGTGATAACCCGGTGTTTCGGACTCCTTCTCGCCATTGTTTATCTCCCTAGAAAGGAATGTCGTCTTCTTCAACTGGAGTGTAAGGCAGCTTGTGCTTAGGCATGTATATATCTCCCTCATGCCTCTGCATCCAAGCAAGACGGGCTTGCTCTACAAACATATCCTTCCAGTTGACCTCGATTATCTGGCCGTCCCAAGTCTTAAAGTCGAACTTGTCCTTGCCATACTTGCGCTTATATAGGTTCTTCACAAGCTTATCCATCTCCTTCACCTTATTTAAAGGCTCCAGATAGTCATAAGCTTGGTTCATCCCTACACGAGGAAGACCGCCATAGTTATCAACTGCATCACCCATGAGTAGCTGAGCATAGAAGAACTTCATGCCTGCCCCTTTGAGTGCTGTCATTTTGTTGGTCTTAGGATGCCACTCAGGCTCAAGCCAGCCCACTTCATCTACCCAGAATGGCTCCCCTTTATTAACGTCTGGGTTAGAATGCCAACCGGGAATCATCCTGAGGTCTTTATCCTTGGACACAATGACAGTTCGAGAGAACCGCTTAGCCATGATAGAGCCTTGCTCTGCTCCCTCCTCTACCAGCTCCTCATTGCACTGGAACTGCTCTATAGCCATGAGGTCGTCTGCCTCGTTGTCATAAGCAACAACAGCTCCATGAATCTTTTCAAGATACCACTTGATAAGAGAGAAGAAAGGAGGCTTAGGCTTACCACGATTGCCCTTGTACTCCTTGCTGAATGCAGTAGAGTATCGGTACTGCTGACGGCCAGCTGTCAGGTAGAGCTTAGCTGAGTCGCACTCTGCCCTTCTCACCCAAGTGTTGACCATTTCATTACAGTGGTCGATAGCGGACTTACAGCAAGACAGCTCCATCATAAAGCGGAATGATTCATCTGATTCAGCAATGAGCATCTGTTGGTTAGAAGACACAATAGCCTTGTACCAATCCTCCTCGCTCTGACAGAAACCAACTATGTATGGGATAAGGTCAGCATCAATAAGTGCTGTTTTCTCTCCTTCTGTCGGCCAAACCTTAAGCTGTATCTGCTCGCCTTCATCCCATTGTGGTTCGCATACGTTATCTACGTCCCACTCTGGAGCTGCTTTGAGCTTCTGCTTTTTCTTTCCCATAATGAGTCTACTATAATAGACTGGCCCGAAGGCCAGTGAGATTAGTCCAAAGGAGTATAGCCGTCCTCGAAGACGTCAGCAGGAGACCAGCTAACATACTCTTTAGGAGTGCCACAGTTATAAACAACCAGATAACCGTCACGCTCTGGGTCTTCATCATCTGGGATTGTCCAACCACGCACCCGGTTATAGGTGCCTAGCTTTAGCGGGAGGGCGTGAACCCGCTTATGACACTGATACTCTGTCATTTCTACTGCTGACATAGATTTGTTAGCTACACAAGCCGATAGAGAAACCATTGCCATGATTAGTACTCCTTGCTTTCGTCAAGCTTCTCGCGCTTCTTTCCCTTGCCCTTCTTGGACTTCTCCTTATCCCCCTTGCTCTTTTCAGAGAGCTTGGCAAAGTCTGGCTTGTCCTTACGGATTTTGGCTACTACCTTCTCAGCCTCAGAGCCGGGGAAGTTAACAGCCTCAAGCACATAGTCCTTCACCTGAGTGATGGGATTCAGCTCAAGCATGGCTTCCTTGGTCATGCAATCCAAGTTAGGCACAGCATGGCCCTTCTTGGTGGCGGCAGGGATTGCCTTGGCCTCAGCAAGACCGGGAGACTTAATGTCACCACGTAGATACATATAGCCCTTGTCTGAGGTGAACACCTCACCCATAGCTGTATTGTCCATGAGGTCAGCAGGAGTCTTGCACTCAAGGGCATTCATCATCTTAGTCCATTGCGCTTTCTTGTTGCCCTTAAGCGCCTTGAACACATGATAGACAATCGCTGGCTCTTTGGAGGTCAGCTTAATCTTGCCCTTATTCTTGTCCACCTTGTACGGCCAGCACTCTGCCACCACGGCGATACCAGAAGTGGCCTTCTCTGCCTTCTTGCCGTCAAAGACAAAGTGAACCTGTCCGACTGAGATAACAGACCGGAAACGAATCAGGACAGGAGTTGTACCCTGTGGCAGTTTGAAGAAGTCAGCACCTGAGCTTTCGGTTTCATCCCAGCTCTTGTCTGCCTTCTTGTTCGTTGCCTTATCTGAGGACTCCTTAGCGGCGCTCTCAGCGGCTTTGTCCTTAGCCTTGCCCTTTGCCTTCTTGTCAGCTTTGGACTGCTCAGGGGCTTGCTCAGGAGCCTTCTTGCCCTTCTTCTTCTTCTGCTCCTCGGCTGGAGCTGCCTTCTTGTCTTTCTTCGCCATCTTATAGCCCTTTAGTTTGATGATTAAATGATAAGGATTGAGGCACTCACCCTTGCACTTACAGGCTCGTGCCACCTTGTACCCTTTGGGAATCAATGAGAACTCCCTGAGGTATGCTTGCTCTAGTGCGTGTCTTTCCATGAGTGGCCTATTTTGTATTCTCCGGCAAGAGGTGTCCTGATACCAAGATACTTCCCGGCCTTCTCAAAGGCTTTGCAAAGCAAGTCGCCAGCTTTATGGAACTTGCGCTCTACAGTAACTTTCTTCTTGCCCTCTTTTACAATAGAGGGAGCAGACCAATACCCGCCAGATTCATGGTACATGATTCTCTTTTCTTCCTCCTTCCAAGCTTCCTTGCCAGTGGGTATCTTGTATCTGATACTTTCAACCTCTGGCAGCTTAACCTCAAGCTGGTACTCGTCATGGATTGAGGCAACTATCCTAGCCTCTACTCCCACTTCCTCGAACATATCCAGAGCTAGGTATAAGCCCCACTTCATACACAGAGAGCCAGTCATTTGCAGCAGGACGTTGAGAGCTGTGTGCTCCTTGACCTTGCCACCAGACTTTCTGACTCTGCCCCAGCGACCATCTACCGCCTTCATGTAGCCTCTCTCTCTGGCTGTCTCTTGGACACCAGCGATAAGGTCTTTCAGTAGTGGAAGCTCGTTCAGGAACCGCTGTACAACCTCCTCCATCTTGCGCTTGCTGATACCACAAACGAAAGCTAGGTTAGCTATGCCTGAGCCATAGAGGAACGCATAGATAAACGTCTTAGCCATGTCCCTGACAGGGAGGCCAGCTTTCTCTTGGTTGTGAGTATGTATGTCACCGTGAAGAATGATAGCCTCATAGTCAGGGTCATTCATAAAGTGCGAGAGCATACGCAGCTCAAGCCCGGCACCATCACATCCAAGGACAGCCCACCCATCGGAAGCAATAAACAACCTACGCATTTCTTTGCCGTACAATCCACGAGAAGGAATGTTGACAACATACTTGTGTCTCATCCTAAAGGTGTTTGTACCAATGGCAAAGGCGGCAGCAGGAACGCGATAATCGCCATCATCATCCCATTGCTGCTCGTCCCAGAAATCCAAGCCGTACTGTTCCATTAACTCTTGGAACTCAAGTCCGCTTGCTGTGTCTCTGGCACGAGGGATGAGACCTCGACACTGACGCTTGCCATTCTGTTGTTTAGGCCATTGCCCATGCTCCCGGTAGTAGTCCATATCCTTCTTGTTGAGAATCTGGCCTCTCCTGTGGGTCACAACATAGTATTCCAGTAACATGGTAGCCCACTCAGGCGGCTTGTGTTTGCTCTTGGCCCAAGCGTCCATAGAATCTTGGTCGAGCTTGCCTGCCCACGGGTACTCAATGTCGCCGTGTTTATCTACATACTTCTCCTCATTCTCTGTGAGATTAACTCCACGCCAGCCATACTGATAGAGAGTCTGTCTGACAACATCACGATTACCAAGCGAGACCTGCTCCCACACGATAGGAGTATAAGGCCCTCTGACAACTGGGTGCTTGTGGTCGTCCGGCGAACCCACAGCCTCAGGGTAGTCCTTGGTTGTTGTGGCGCTATAGTTGCCGCTCTTAGTCACCCAGCCCCAGTTAGTAGCACGAGAGCCACAGTGAGTAAGAACGTCTTTGGTGTACTTGACTTTGTTGGTGCGAGGATGGAATAACTTAGGGTCATGCCCTTCCTTCTTCCATTTCTTCTTGAGCTTCTTATTGACCTTCTCAGCCTCGGCCGCGCTCATCTTCACCACATAGGAGAGCTTCTGCTCCCCTGTTATCGAGTACTTAGGGTCAATCCCATACCTTGCCCTTGCCTTCTCTACCTCTGCTTCTTTAAGTGGCTTCATCTTAATGCGCTGAGGTATGTGAGGAAGGCAAGCGTCAAGGATTCGCTGAGTGTGTTCGTCCAGAGTCTTGACCAACTTCCAAGCATAAGGAACATCAATCCTGAAACCACGATACTCTTGAGCTGCCATCTCCCAATAGAGGGTAAGCTCCATCCGGTAGGCATCTGCAATAGTCAGCCCTGTTACAGGGTGAGGCGCATCCTGCTCTTGCCACTCCAACCACAGATAGTCGAAGAAGTCCTCTCCTATCGCTACGTCTTCCCAGCATCGGTGAATCATGTGGTCAGTGAGGTGAGTCCAGTCCTCGTTCTCTGGCTTATAGCGGCCAATACGTATGCCGTGTGCCTCGATAGAGTGAGCACCCATGTTACCCTTACCCATTGCATAAGCTTCACGAGGAGGCTTACGCTCAGGGTTAAGCAGCTGAGACATTACGAGGGTATCCATTACCCTCATTGGGTATTGTTTCTTTCGCTTCTTCCCGCCTTTAGGTTTCTGCTTATGCGTGATAGTAACCTTACCGGGCCAAGTCTTCCTGAGTGCATGGCCGTCATAGCCTACCCAGTTCTGAGCAATCAAAACATCAAGCTCGTTTATGAACTTGACACCATCAAGCAAGAATCCGTCTTGCTCTCCTTCCCACTCATCCAGCCATACCCTGTCTTTAGGGTCTCGCTTTTCATATGGGTCGAAGAAAACAAAGGTCTGTCCTGTCTCTTTGTCCTTAAGCACAATAACGTGCTGGTCTTGCACTTGCTCAGGACGCAAGACAGGGACTAGCCCTCTTGCCTCAGTATCCAGAGTACACACCCGGCCAGTTCCAGAAGGCCGCTCAGCAGAGTTGCCGAACTTAGAGGGATAGTAAGGGTACTCCTTAATCTTACCCTTCTTCTTCTTTTTCTTAG